TATCGACTAAAGGAGTAGGATTAAACGGTAAAGGTACAGCTTCAGACTTAGCTTTAACTCAGTTCTATTACGATAATAGTGGTAATAGTGGTGCAGGTCGATATACTGTTGGTATTATGAAAATATCTACTTTAGATAACCCAGGTACAGGTACATTATCAGGTACTTGGTCAGGTAATGATGGTACAAGTGGTACTTGGTCTGTAAGTTACACACCTGGAGTATTCTTTATAGATGATGACGGTAACGGTACAACACTCCAACCAGAATCAAATGGTGAAATGACATTATCAGGTTTAACTTCAGCAGGATTTATTAATGGTGTAACGTACACTTTAGAAATATAATTTTATGCCAGCTATAATATACTTAACGACACATAGTTTAGATGTAGATAATTTTAACATCTACACAGGTAGTGTAGCTACACCTAGTGCATTAGTAGCAAGTAATATAAGTAGAGCAAATCTTATTGCTGGTTATTGTGTTCAAGAAGATGCTACTATTTACACCGTCCAGAGTTCAACAGTTGCTTGTCAAAGTGTAGCGTATGCAAACGTAGCTTATGCAAATTGTGCTTTAGAGGTAACTGCTAATTTAAATACGGATTGTGACTTAACTGTTGTAGCTTCATTAAACCCAACGCCAACTCCCACTCCAAGTCCAACACCAACCCCTAGTCCTACTCCCACGCCTAGTCCAACACCTACGCCCACACCAGGGCCAACACCAACACCAGGACCAACGCCTACGCCTAGCCCGACTCCAACCCCTACACCGAGTCCAACACCTACACCTACTCCAAGTCCTACACCGACTCCGACACCGACTCCAACTCCAACTCCTACTCCTAGTCCTTGTGTTACTCAGGTATTAGGGTTCAGTAGTACTTCATCAGGAGCTTGTACAACAGGAACTAGTGTATACTATACCGATTCAAGTACTTGGTGTTTAGCTACAAAAGTGTATAGCAATTCAAGTTGTTCATCTGTAGCTGCCACAGGATACTATTCAGATGGTAGTACGTACAGATTTTGGAATGGAGTTAGCTTACTCAGCTGTAATAGTTGTCCTTCAACACCAACTCCAACTCCTACACCAACCCCTACTCCAACGCCTACACCTACTCCAACTCCTGCAGGTTACTGGAACCTATATGAATGTGGCGTAGGAGTTGCTAACCAACAGATAGATTACGATCCTAACCTAAGTGTAGGTAATGTAATTCTAGCAGGTAACGGTATATGTTATGAGATATTTAACTTCCAGCAAAATGGTGCAGCAACACAAATAGTAGTAAGTGAATTTAGCAACTGTGCTGAATGTACAGGACAACCTTAAAATAAAAAATAAACAGTACCTATTTAGTATTACATAATTATGGCACAATCAGTAACGGTAACAGCAACAGTAGCAGGAACAGACGTTGGTCCTTTTGAAATAAGAGAGACTAACCCTTCAGGTACTTTAGTAGCTAGTGGTGTAACAAGATCACAACTAGTAGCAGGGTATACTGTTAGTGTTGGTAATAGTATAACTACGGTATATGTGAAGTCAGGAGGTTTATGCCCTACAACAGAGGCTTATGCCACTTTTTCAGGCACTCCTACTCCTACCCCTACACCTACACCTACTCCTTCACCAACTCCTTCACCTACCCCTACTCCAAGTCCGACACCTAGTCCAACACCAACACCTAGTCCTACACCTACACCGAGTCCTACTCCTAGTCCAACCCCTACGCCGACTCCAAGTCCTACGCCGACTCCTACTCCGGCACCTTCTTTAACTGATGGATGGAGATTTACGGCCGGTACTGTGACTGTAGGTAGTACAAATTACTACGGATACCACCAAGGTACTTTAGCTAGTTGCCCAGCACCATCTCCACATCCTTTATCTCATGGAACAGGTGCTTCACCTACTACTTCAACTACAGCTTTACCAGGTGTAGATTGTTATGATGTAGGTGGTTTCTTCTTTGCAACAAAAGGATTGGGATTGAATGGTGTAGGTAACGTAAGTTCTTATGCATTAACACAATTTACTACAGAAACAGGTGTAAATACTTACTTTGCTATTATTAATACTTCAGGAACAGGTAACCCAGGTAGTGGAACTCTAAGTGGAACAATTACTGGAGATAATGGTACAAGTGGTACTTGGTCTGTAAGTTATTCTCCAGGACCTTTCTACACAGATAACGATGGTACTGGAACTGTACTACAACCTGAGTCAACAGGTACAGTTTCTTTATCAGGATTAACATTAACTAATGGTGTAACATACACCTTAAATACTTAATAACATGGCTTGGACAGATTTAACACAAGAAGAACAAGAAACTTATATAACAATGTTTCATGCTAATGGTATGACTGAACAGCAAGGTATAGATTTATACAACGAACAAAACCCTTAATTAAAACCAACTAAGTAGTATGGCTACTCAAAAGACATACCAAATTAATATTGACGTTGAAAGTAAAACTCTTGGTCAATTAGAAGATCAGTTAGCTAACGTTAACGAAGAGTTAAAAGATGTCGATAGAAACAGTGAGGCTTTTAAGAATCTTTCTAAACAAGCTCAGGTACTTAATGCTGAGATTGAAAAGACTAATAATGAAATAGAGGGTCTTAAGTTAGAAGATAAACTTATGGCTGCAGATGGTGCTGCTAAAATATTTGGTGGGTCTTTATCTTCAGTAGTAGGTACTTTAGGTGTATTAGGTATAGAATCAGAAGTATTTGGTGAGTTTGAAGAAAAAGCTGCCTCAGCCATCGCAGTAGGTTTAGGTATCAAAGATGTAACAGAAGGTTTCGGTCAGTTTACCCAAGTAATGAAAAAAAGTGGTATAGCTGCAAAACTTTTTGGTTCTACTACTAGTAAAGCTCTTATTGCAACAGGTATAGGAGCATTTGTAGTTCTTTTAGGAACAGTTATTGCATATTGGGATGATATAACCAAAGCAGTTAAAAATGCTGCTAATGCATTTCCTTTTGTTGGTAAAGCAATTGATGCAATTAAAGAGACGTTCAATAATTTATTTGATGCAGCAAGACCAGTACTTGAATTTTTAGGTATTTTACCAGATGAAGCTGAAAGAGCAGCAATGGCAGTGGTAGAATCTACTAATCAAAACATTTCTCAGTTAGAAAGAGAGTTAGCAGTAGCACAAGCAGCTGGAGAGTCAGCTAAACAAATATATGAGTTAAGAAAACAACTTATAGAAGAAGAACTTGAAAACTTAAGAGCTTCTAATGCTGAGAAAGAAGAAATATTTGCTAAAGAGACTGAGTTATTAGCTTTAAATGCAGCAGAACAGAAAAGAATAAGAGATGAAGCTGCAGAAAATCCTGAACAGGTAAGAGAAAGAATTACAGCAGTAAATGCTATTAAGGTAGAAGGTTTACAAGAACTAAATACTCAAGAAATAGAGGTATTAGATGCTGCACAGATAAACAAAGATATAATTAACCAGAGAGAGTTAGAAAGTAGAGAAAGGTTAGTTCAATCAGATTTAATATTACAGGCTAAGTTAGATGCTGCCAGACAATCTTCTTTAGATAATGTTATTGCAATAGCTGGTGCTGAATCAAAAGTAGGAAGAGCTGCTTTAATAGCCAAACAAATACTAGCTGCAAAAGAGTTAGTAATAGAAGCATCTAAAACTATTGCTTTCTCTTCTCAGGCTGTAGCAAGATCAACAGTAGCAGTTGCAGAAGGTACTGCACAAACAGCTAAAATTGGTTTTCCTCAAAATATACCATTACTAATTGGATATGCCGCTCAAGCAGCAGGTATAATACTTGCAATACGTTCAGCAGTAAAATCAGCTAAAGGAGTAGATGCTTCAATTGCAACTCCTACAATACCTACAAGTGGTCCTAGAGGAGCAACGTCTTCACCACAACAACAAGGCACTTTTGACGTACCACAAACATTTACAGAAACAGGACCTACAGTAAAAGCTTACGTATTATCAGGAGATGTAAGAAGTTCTTCAGAAGCAGATGCTAAAATAGAAAAAAGGAGAACCATTGACTAGCAAACCTATTTAGACTTATGAAGATAGTTGAACTACTTATTAACGAATTAGATAAATTGTCAGGATTTGATGCAGTAGCATTAGTAGAAGAACCAGCCATTGAAGCTGATTTTTTTGCTTTTAAATCTGAAGACTTAGAAGATATAATTACTTTACAGCTTATAAAATTAGGTTTACAGGAACAATTTGTAGATCGTTTACCTGGAGAAAGTAGAGATGATTACTTAGGTAGATGTATTCCTCAACTTATATCAGAAGGATATGATGAAGATCAAGCAGCAGCTATTTGTTATGATACTTTTGATGTAAATGTAGCAGGTTTACCAGATTATATTAACCAAATTTCTTCAAGTAATGAACAATTCGATTCTTATACAGACTATCCTGAGTCTGCCACAAATGCTGCCAAAAGAGCTCTTGAATGGAGAGATTCACACCCTGACCAAGGCTGTGGTACAAGAGTCGGATGGGCAAGAGCTAATCAGCTTGCTAAACGAGAGCCAATATCAGAAGACACTATTGCAAGAATGGCAAGCTTTGCTAGACATTTACAACATGAAGACATACCCTACTCAGAAGGTTGCGGTGGCTTAATGGTTGATGCATGGGGTGGTCGCTCCGGTATTGAATGGGCACAACGTAAGTTAGACGATATAAGAGAAGAAAACAATAAGGAGAGTTTAGCATTTACAAGGAAAGACGATGCATATCATTTTGCATTAAACGTAGACGAACAAGTAGTTGTTGGTCCACTTATGATTCCAGACAAGCTTATTTTAAGAATAGATCAAGAAGGTAATCCTTACCATGTATTTTTTAGTAAAGATACAGTAAAAGCTATTGCCAACAAAATGATGCGTTCCAAACTACTGGATAAAATGAATATCGAACATAATCCAGACAGACCAGTAGAAGGGTATATGATGGAAACATGGATAGTAGAAGATTCTATGAAAGATAAATCTGCTTTATACGGATTTGATTTACCAGAAGGTACTTGGGTAGGTATGTATAAAGTAGAAAACGAAGATGTCTGGGAGTTAGTAAAACAAAAACAAGTTAAGGGATTTAGTATCGAAGGGTTCTTTTCAGATAAATTAGTACAAGCTAAAAAAGAGAATATATAAATATATATTTATGGACCTAGATATTTTAAAAGTACATGCTGTAAACTTATCAGCACTCCTAGTATCTTCTATGGAAGTAAATGAAGTACTTCAAACCATTGCATTACTACTAGCGATAATATATACTGTTATCAAGATTTACCAAAGAGTAAAATTTAGAAGTTAAAAGGAGTTAGCCGACCTTGAATGGAACTATCAAGTGTAAGAAATAAAACTGGCCGGCTAGTCCTTTATTTTTTCAAACCTCTATATGACTTTTTAAAGTAGGGTTCGTACTTTTCTTTATGTAGTACATTTAACTCAGGTTGTAATTTTTGTATCCAGTACTTTTCTAATTTCAACCTTTTATCTCTATCAGATTCATACTCCAGTATTTTATGGTAAAGTACTTTAGCACCTTTTGCTCCTACATTACCTCTAAACTTACTATTAGTATGTTGTAAAACTCTATGATGTATTTTATCTGAAGCTCCTATATACAAACCTTTAGTTGTTATAAGTAAATAAACACCTTCGTTATCTCTGTTAAACATAGCTTGTTGAGCTTTTCTAACATCTTGTAACCAACGTTCAGGATTGTTTTTTCTCCACTTTTTAGCTGGACCTTTAGTTTTTTCATAGTGGCATTTACGACAATAGTTGTAAACATACACATTACCTGTTTTTTTATTGGTAATATTATAGTAATGATCTACTGGGTAATCTTTACCACACTTATTACAAGGTTTACTAGGCATCTGGAGATTCATTATACAGGTTAGCTATATCAACTACTACTCTATACTGACCTTCAGTTAAAGTGTCATAGTCATTGTTAAGTAAGCTTTCTAAGAAAGAAGTATTGTTGTTGTTAGCTTCTTGTAATCTAATTAGCTTTTCTATAAACTGTCTATCCTTGTTTATAAGCTTTTTAGGTTTATCAGAATTTACTATACTCTGAAGCTTACTAACGTTATTACTTTCTATAGAACTATTACCTTCTATACTATCTATTAGCTTAATCATTTCTTTAGCTAATGCTTTAATACTTTGTAATTCTTTATTCATTTCTTAATAATTTAATGTTATATATTATAATATAGTTGTAATTTTCCAAAAAAACAAAAATTATTTACCTTTTTCCGAAAAATTTACTAAAAACATAGTATTTGTACATTATCCGTAAAAATTAACAAAACAGTTGAACCTTTGAAAAAAAATGACTAACTTCTCGGAAAGGATAAGGTTTTTAGGTTATAGGTAGATAATTATATATAAAGTAAAAGATGAAAGAAGATAGAGAAAGGTTGAAAGAAAAGAGTACCAAGCTAACCTGGGAACAGTTCGAACAAAGGATAGATAGTATTTTTAATAGTATACAAAGCTTAATAGAAGAAACAAATGATACTAAGAACGATTGATAACTTTCTTACAGAGCATCAATGTAAGCATTTAATAAAGGTAATAGATAAACAGAACCATAAAAGTACTGTAGCTTCAGATGGTGGTACTGCTTATGAAGAACAATCCAGAAATAGTAGTACTAGTTACCTACCTCCAGATGATTTAGTAGTTAGAGCTTTATTAGATAAAGCAGCAGAAACATTAGGTATTGATAAATCTTTAGCAGAAGGTGTACAAGGTCAGTTATATGAACCAGGTCAATACTTTAAACCTCACTTTGATTGGTTTCAAGGTAAAGATTTACAAACACACTGTAAAAGTACCGGTAACAGAAGCCATACACTAATGATCTACCTTAACGATGACTTTGAAGGTGGTAAAACAGACTTTAGTACTATACAATTTACAGGTCAACCTCAGACTGGTAGAGCTATAACATGGACTAACTTAAAAAGTGATGGTTCTGGAGATCCAGATGCTTTACATGAAGGACAACAAGTAACAAAAGGTAAAAAATATATAGTTACCACTTGGTGGAGAACTGGTATACCCTTACCTGATAAAACTACCTCAGATAAAACATTTACTTCTCATGAAGACTTTCCTAAACTTACACCTAAAGGTTACAAAGTAGTAGATATACCTAAAGATACATGGGAGTTTATACAAAAAATGTGGAAAGAAGTACAATCAGAAGGACCACAAGAAGAAATATTTGATGGCAAGGAAGGCATCATAACAGGACAAGGAGTTACAAGCCATTTATACTCTTTAGATAAAGTGTCTCTCTTAAGAGATCAACTTCACGATATGTTACTACCTATGCATGAAGAGTTCTGTGGAGAGAAACTAGAAAAAACGTTTATTTACGGTGTAAGAGAGTATTTAAAAGGTGCTAATTTAATACAACATAAGGATAGAATTGAAACCCACCATATATCAAGTATCATACTGTTGGATAAAAATTTAAAATGTGGTTGTAAAACAAAAGAATTAGGAGCTGATTGGGCATTAGACTTTCAAACACATGATGGTACATGGGAAAAAGTGTATCTCGAACCTGGACAAATGGTTTTGTACGAATCTACTACTTGTTTACATGGTAGAAACGATAGATTTGAAGGTACATACTATAGAAACTTCTTTGTACACTACAAACTTAAGGATTGGCAGTATAAAGCATGATAAAATTTATACAGTTAGATCCAAATGGTTTATGTAATGCCGGCTGTTGGTTTTGTCCAGTAAGTACTTTAGGTAATCCTCCTCATCAGATAGAACAAATGCCTATCGAAGTATTCGAATCAGCTATAAAACAAATTACTGAGTTAAAAGGTGATATTATTTCTGAAGGATTACACTTTATTTACGGTTCTCACTTTAACGAAGTGTTGCTATACAGGTATTTTGAACAAATGTTACAAGTACTTACAAAATACAATCTATCGATTTGTTTACTTACCAATGGCGTACCTCTTACTATGCAAAAGGTTGAGTTAATTAATAAATACCCTAATGCAGTTAGTATGATAGCCATTAATGCTCCAGTGTTTCAAAAAAACTTATTTGAAAAAAGGACAGGTATGAAGGAACACTTGTTTGATACGTTATTGAAAAATATACAGTATGCTTACAATAACCTTTATAATAAAGACATACTACTAATACAGGTAAACGGTATAAACGAACAGTCAAACATTACAAAAGGTAAAAACTTTCCTGATTTAACTAAAAATGAACTACAAAAGCAAGTATCTCTTGCACGTTCTTTATTTCCTGGTATAAAGGTAACACAGCAGTGGAATCTAATTGATAGAGCAGGTCTTTTAAAGGACGTAATGTATAATAACCTACCTAGTGGTAAAGTAATTGGTTGTAGTAGTAGAAGAGATACTGACTGGTTACACATTTCACCTAAAGGAGATGTATTCTTATGCTGTAATGATTATGATATGGAATATACTTACGGTAATATAAACCAACAGTCAATAAAAGACATATGGTTAGGTAGTAAACGTAAAGAAGTAAACAATAAAGCATTCAACGAAATTTGTACTACTTGTAGTTCAGCAATATTTAAACCATGAAAACAATTTTTGTATCTATAGCTTCTTATACAGACCCAGAGTTTGAAAATACGTTAACAGACTGTATACACAAAGCAAAACACCCTGAAAGAGTATTTATAGGTTTGTTTTTACAAGATAAACAGTCAATTATTGATAACTACCTAATAAAGTTATCTAATAGTAACATACGTACATTGACTTGTTTACCAGAAGAAGCACAAGGATGTGGTTGGGCAAGAAATACTATAATGCAAAAGCTATACAATAAAGAAGATTATTTTTTATTGGTTGATAGTCATACAAGATTTGCTCAAGATTGGGATGAACAGTACATAACTCTTTTAGATAATGCACCAAGTAAGAGTGTATTAAGTGCTTTTCCTAGACACTACGATTTACAAGAAACCTATGAAGTATACTCCAAGAGAGATAAACCTACTATTTACGTTCCTAATGATATACCTTTTGTTGGAAATTTTATTGGACCTCATAAACAAAAGTTAGCAGAAAAGAGTTACGAAAAGGTAATGAATATATCTGGTGGTAATACTTTCGGTCCAGGTAGTATAGTTGAAGGTCTAACAGTACCAGACTTTAACTTTTACGGACATCAAGAACAAGAAATATACAGTATACTACTTTATAAATGTGGTTATGACATATATGCAGTAAATAAAAACCTAATCTGGCATAAGTACTTTACCCACGGTATAGATAACTATAGAAAGGTTTATACTGAAAAAACAGTAAAAGAAAACTTTTGGCCTAAGTTAAAACACTACGGTTGTAATAAAAGAAGTGCTGACAGTTGGGTAGATGAATATAAAATTTACTGCCAATCCCTCTAAATAGCTTTTACTCTATTTATATTTAACGGAAAAATAAACTTTTAACCTTAAAACTCACACTTATGAATAAAAATGAGTTGAAAGAGCTTGTAAAACGTTATTTTTCTCTTACTGAAATGACAGAAGAAACTAATTCCACTGAAAATACTGAAAAGCAAGCATTCGCTGAAGCTACACTAGTCGATGGGACCAAGGTGACAAATATGTCCGATGGTGAATTCGAAGTTGGTCAAGAATTGCATGTAATAACAGAGAGCGGTGAGCATGTAATAGCCCCTAGCGGTATGCATACTACTGACAGCGGAATTACTATCACTGTTGACGGTGAAGGAAAAATTACCGGCATAGCTCGACCAGATGAAGGTGGAGAAGGATCTTTAGCTGAACACGACGTAACCGAAGAGGAAATGTCAGCAGAAGAAACACAGACCACTGAAGAAAAGACTGAATTAGCAGAACACGGTGACGAAGAAGAGATGGAAGATGAATCTGACATCAAAGAAGCGATCATTGAAGCTATCATGTCTGAAGTTGCTCCTGCAATCGAGGAGTTAAAACAAAAGATGGCAGAAGCAGAAGCAAAACTTGCTGAGCATGATGAAAAAATGGGCGAATATATGTCCAAACCAGCAGCTCAACCAACAAGTGAATCAAGATTTGCTAAAGCTAAAGCTAAGATTGAGAACCCAAGAGCAGTATACAACACTAAAAGATATGAAGCTGCTTTATCTAGAATAACAAATAAATAAATAAAGAAATGGCACTAAACGTAAGCGCACTAAACGACTTTAACAATGAGTTGGCCGGTAAAATGGTATTAGATACTGTTTATACTGGAAATACCGCAGAGTACGTAAGCATTCAAGAGGGGATTAAATATTCTGAGCCCTTAAACCTAGCTTCTATCACTCCCTATTTTCAGGGTGGTGATTCAGTATCTAATCCTTCTGGGTCTGCTGAGTTCTCTCAACGTAACATTGTAGTAACAAAAAGAACAGCATATGATAGCTGGAACTTACAACTTTTAACTGACAAATATCTTGGTAAAGCTGTATTGGAGCCAGGCTCGTATGAAGATACAATGACTATTGTTTCTGCTTTAT